GGCAGATTACCTGAGAGTGAGAAATGGTTAGCCTTCCTGCATCCTATATAAGGCCTCCCCAGCCTAAGCCTACAGATCAACCTCCCTACCCTGCATACCCTCCAAGCCAACAGCCCGACAAGGTCGTTCCTCCGACCTCCGGGTCCCCGACGCCCGCCCCCCTGGGCGTCGGGGGGTTATCCGGTTATGCCTAAGAAGTTCATTCAGCGGCATAACAAAGCACTGGCGGAGATCGCATCCAAGACGATCTCCGTCTTGCCTTTTATAGACGATAATCCCGAAGCCAAGTCCGAGAGGATAAGACGAACTACCGGAACAGGTTGGGATGCCTTCTCGTTCTTCTGTCATACCTATTTCCCGCATATCTTCCCACTACCTTTTTGCCCAGCACATGAGACCATGTTCGATGAAACTGATAAGGGCTCAGGCATCATCGGAATCACAGGTTTTCGTGGGCTGGGCAAAACGGTACTCATGGGAGTGGTCTATCCGATCTGGAGGATCATCAAAGGTGAACGCTACGTGATCCATACTGCCGCAGACGTAGATCTGGCACAGGAACGCACCGCCTTCACCTTACATGAACTGCAGAACAATAAGCGGCTCACAATGGACTATCCGGAGCTGCAACCAGTGGATGCCTTTGATCTCGACTTCTATCTCAAGAATAAAGCCAGGATCAGAGCTAGGAGCATCAAGCAGTCTCATAGGGGAACCATCAATCCCAAGACTGCCAAACGGCCTGGACTGATCGTCTGTGATGATATCGATAAAGAAGAGAACATGGGTAACCAGTCCATCGGTAAGAGACGCATGGAGAAGATCTCACAGGAGCTTGCCGGAGCATTATCTCCGGAAGGTAATGGTAAGATTGTCTGGCTTGGTAACCTGGTACATCCCAACTATGCTATCTGCCAGTTTCAAGAGCTCATATTAGGCGAAATGTTGGCAGATAATCCCGATCTGGACACAAGATACCAATCGATACTGAAAACGCACCAGAAAGCGATCCTGCGCTTCTCTCTCGAAGATATGCATGGCAAGTCCATTTGGGAGGAGCAGTACCCTACTGCCACTCTGCCCAACCTACGAGCCAAGTTCGGCATGACCGGGTATCAAAGGGAGATGCTTGGACAGCCAGTTATTGAAGGGAACATCTTCAAGAACCACTGGTTCACTAAATATAGAACCCTTCCTGAGCCATCCCAGATGAAGCGGGTCTGGCTTTATGCCGATCCTGCCTGGGGAGAGAAGGGCTGTTACAAAGCTGTTATCTCCATTGGCTATGATGGTAACAGGTTCTATGTGATCCATGTCTGGATACGTCAGACTGAGAACACCAAGTTCTTTAGGTACTACTATGATGCCTATCAGGAGCTTGATAGAACCTATAGAGTAAAAGCCAGAGCAGCTTGTGAGACCACCTACGGACAAGGCAGAATACTGGCAGACTTTGATCGGTGGGCATATGACAATCATCTGCCACCCATCAGTCACAGAATCAAGCGCATCGATAATAAGGATAACAAGAACCTCCGCATCGAGAGAACCGAGACCATCATCGAGACGGCGAAAGTGCTCTTTCCGGAGGGGCAGGATACACCAACCCTTATCAGCCAGTTCCTCACCTATCCTGATGGTTATATCGATGGCTGTGATGCTCTGGCTGGCTGTCTGGAACGCTTCTCTGAGTATGACATCGGCAGGAATAGAGTGAAAGTCCGGAGGTTCTCCTTCTAATGAACTACTACGATAAGCTCATGCTTGAGTATTACCGGGTCCTCAATAATGCTTGGAAGACTGAGATCAGAGATGCTACACGCCTTGCCATTCAGATGCTGAGTGATATGCCAAGAGCCGAGAAGATCAACAAGGGCTCAATAGATAAGCTTATGAGCATCATTAATACCCAGTTGGGAGATGACTTCGCAGCACTGGTCAATGAGCCCACCAAAGCGATAATAGACCGCTGTGTGCGGCTCGGACTCAAGGATGTCCAAGTACAAGCCCCCACCAAGACCGGTATAGGGCTCTGGGGTATTGAAGATCAGCATCTCTCATCCACCATACAGAAGCAGCAGTTGTTCTGGATCGGGAACCACTTCGAAGCTGATGTCAGACAGAACTTCGCAGACACCATCTCCAAAGCAATCGAGCAGGGCTATACCAAAGAGATGCTTGCCGATACTCTCAAAGACCAATTCAATGACATCGCCAATCGATCATCCCATTACTGGCAGGGACTGGCAGAGCATACTGCTCTCCGGATACGAGAGTTCGGAAGGCTACAAGGCTACAAAAAAGCCAAAGCCAGATACTATAAGCTCGTGGTGATCTTGGATGACCGAACCAGTGACATCTGCCGGGCTCTGGCAGCTCAAGATAGGGTCTACCCTCTAAACGAAGCCCTGGAAGTGATGGACAATCTCATGGCTCTGGATACTAAGTCCAATAGCCTGGATGATGCCAGAGACTACATCAAAGCACTCGCACCTTGGATCAAAGATGATCAGATCGAGTACAACTCAGAGATGAACCCAGTAGGAGTCTCCGGAGCACACACTCCATTTCCGCCGTTTCATTGGAAGTGCAGGACAACCACTCAAATTTTGTAATGCGTTGCGATGCAATTCATTGTAATTGCATCTATACTTACTTATTGACAATAAGGAACCCTCTCCGATCGTGACCTTTTCCAGTTTTTACACCAATTATCCAAAAAGGAGAAGAAAAGGTCATGGTAACAAGCTTCAAAATCAAGAACGATGAATTGTTCCGTTTACTCAATGCAGACATTCCAGCATTTCCTAAGTATACCACACAATTGATGAATCTTGCTAATCAAAACGCAAAAGGGACAAGGCCGGCTGTTGTTGGGAAAATGAGCGATCTTATCCAAGAGTTTCCTGGAAAAGATCTTAGCGGGTGGGAAGAATGGTATCTACAATCCCATCCTACAGCAATTTTGGACGCTACTAATCGTGTGTACGGCATGATCGAGCAGTTTAGAGCTGCAATCGACAAAATCACGAAAGATATGGTTAGAGATTGGGTTAAAGATCTTGTGATCACGAAGACATTTGCAGGCCTGAAGGTTCAAGAAGCTATTCTAAAACATATAGCGGAGATGGAGTTTACCACCTACAGAACGGCAACAGCACAGGAAGAGTCCCAAAATATCGATGGTATGATAGGTAGTAGATTCGTGAGTATAAAGCCAACAACTTGGTCTGGAATGCTCACATCGCCTATTGATATCAAGATTGATATGATTTACTACGAAAAGACGAAAGACGGGCTTAAGATTACCTATGACTGGTAAACATTGGTGCTAATGGGATAATCGATATGAAAACAGAAGAGATAGTATTGTCCATCGAGCAAGAACAATCACTTTCACCGAGTCCTAAGTTTCCTACGTACACAGCTTCTTTCATTAACAATACTAACCAGGTTTCACAAGCTACGCGGCCGAAACATGTGGGTCAACTCTCTGAATTATTTAGAAAAGATGAGTTTAAGAGCGTTGATAAATGGAAGAAATGGTATGAGTCCATAATCCTGAGAAGATTGATAAAGCAGTTACAAAAATCTTAGGCCAAATAGAAAAACAGATGCTTGCTTACAGCCAGATTACCCCTGAATTGGTTAGGTCATGGGTAGAAGACCTCGTTATAACCAAGACCTACAATGGTTTAAGAATCCAAGATTGGATTTGTAGTGATATTGCGAACAAATATGATAAACATTATAGGATTTCAACTGCCGAAGAGGAATCAAGGAACATTGATGCGTACATAGCAGAGGTTCCACTTACTATAATACCGCTTTCATACAAAAGCAAACAGAATACAAAAGTAGTTATAGAGCATGCTGTAGTTATATTGTACAGTTATAAGAAGGGCATCATTTCGTATTCATATAATGAAAAAGAATTTGAGGAGAATTTATGTCACTCACAGGCGGAGAGTTAAATCTGTTAAACGGGAACCAAGGAATATCAGCTCCTTTTAGATCAGTACCTGTCATGAAGCTGATCAGGGAGCATAAGCCAAGGACAAAGAATGAGCTTGTCGAACTCATTGAATATCATTACAAAAACAAGTGTAGTTGTGGCATCGTTAGCCAAGGCACTGTGGAAGACTTTGGACGGAATCTTTATGAGTCGCAGATCAGGCAGTGGGGCAAATACAAGTACTCGCTCGAGGAATGTAAAAGGTGGGAATACGATCTGTTTATTACCCAGTCTCTGAAAGGGAATCTCATTGAAGATAAAGCAAAGAAAATCATCAGCATACAATTACCCTCACTCGAAGTGATTGATGCCTCTGCAGAGCTTGATTCCGAGTATCGCATTGATCTCGTAATAAAGAAGATGGGGATAGAAGTTTGTGGCATCCAGATCAAACCCCACACCTTTTATTACATGAGACAGAATGTAGTTACATTCAACTATGTAGCTAACACATCCTGGGGTAAACCAGTCTACTACTTGATTTACAATGAGAGAGAGGAGTTTACAAACTTACCGGAGATTGTCGCTAAAATACAAGATATTGTTGGTTAACATCAGGGTCAGTATAAGCAACTAAGTATTCATTGTTTGGTTCACGTTGAATATCGGATATACCGTATAGTTTGAGGTCTGTTTCCTGGTTCGTAATCACTGGGAAGCTGTAATTAGCATTAATGTGTTTTGGCTGTTTGCCCTTATTTATATAATCCTCTACGAACTTCTTGTGATTTTTAAGGCGATTATAGATTATGTTGTTAGCTTCAGATATGAAAGTGTTATTTACCCTTGAATCCAAGACATCCAAGAACGATGAATCAATATCGTAGCCAACGCTGTTCCTCCCATTCATCATGGCAGCAAGTGTTGTCGTTCCGGTGCCGAGGAAAGGATCAAGAACTGTGTCACCTCGTAGAGAATACATGTTTATCAATCTATGTGGTAGCTCAATTGGATAGGCTCCGCTACGTTCTCTGCTCGCACTACCGTTAAGCCCTTGATTGGTACCCTTGAAATCCCAAACATCTGAAAACCATGTGTTTCTCTCTTCCCAGAAGAATGCGCTTTCTTTTCTCAGTTTTTTATCTTTCTCAGTTTTGAACTGTCTTTTCCCGGCTTTTCTGAAAATCAAGATATACTCATGCTCCAGAGTTACATAAGCTCCTCCAGGGAGCATACCAGACCCCATGAACTTGTTAGGAGCATTTGTTTGCTTCCGCCAGATGATATTCGGAAGATTATGAAAACCAATAGACAGGCAATCCTGTAAAATCCTTGAGTGATTCGAGAACAATCTAAAGGTTCCATTTATAGTTCGAGTGGCATCACCGATATTTACACACAGGAAACCACCCGGGCTCAAAACCCTGAAACTTTCTGTCCAAACATCAGATAGAATCTTATGCATCTCATTGAAAGTATGATCAATTCTGGATTCGTCTTCAACATCGATTCTAACTCGTTGGGTACTAAAACTATCATCCCACATATCGATCATGGGATATGGAGGTGATGTAACCACCAATGCAACAGATTCATTTTGTATCTCTTGCATCATGGTAGCCGAAGCATTATAGAGTTTGTGTTCAGTCCTCATGATATTCCTTATCAGTAGTTTTCTTCAATAAACCAACATTATCTGGCTGGCAAATCAATCAAGGAGTTTCTCATCTTGCCCTTTCATATAGCCGAGATAAGATTTGCACTGCGACAGTTTCGAACACCATTCTGATTGTTTAGATTTTAAGATTGGGATTCAGATATATCCCAAAACCTATTGAAGAAAGCCATAAACTTCTCGATTACCGTCTCACGCTTGAGAGTTCTTTCCCCGGTCTTGGAAAATCTTGTTACCGCAGGCAAAACCGCTGATAGAGCAGTCCCTGTGGTTTGCACATAGCCATCTCGGAAAGCATTGTTAATATACTTGTAGGTTTCGTCTTTATCCAAGCCTTCTTCGCTGATGATCTTATCCAGCTCCTCCCGCTTCTTCTTATCGATGAAATCATGCCAATCTGTATCCACGTCTGTAGCAGGATTCAAGCCGGCGATAAATTGCTGGATCAGGTCTTTTTTGTTGCGCAGTTCGATGCTGGAATCTATCGCCTTATTGATATTGATGATGATCTCCTGATCCTTTTGGTTGCCGTCATGATACTTCTTGATCAGCTCCAGGATGTAATCGATATTGATCTCCACCTGCTTGATCAGTTCCATTTCAAAGACCAGATCATCATTCACGTTTTCGGCATCGCCTTTGTCTTTCTTGCGGAACTCGTTGTAGAGATCTATGTATTTGCTATGATAATCCTGCACTTCCCGGTCGGAAAGGATTTCCTTGCCGATGAATTCGTCAAAAGTGCTCAGGATATTGCGAAGCTTGAGGATGGAACCATATAGCCTTATAAACTCTTTTTGCTTGCCTTCTCCGATGATCTGCTGCTCGATGGGGAAAGCTTCCTTTAGATCGGAGATCAATTCCACATAGCCGGGGATCTTCTTCCCCTCGGCAAGATAGCCATCGTAATAATCCTCAAAGGACTTGAGCAGTACTATGCCGCCCGCTTCCCGGTCGCCAAACAGCGCGATGCTTTCATTGGTAGCTCTTTCCAGATTGCGGAAACAGACGATATTGCCAAAGGTCTTGATAGTGTTGAGGATTCTGTTTGTGCGGGAAAAAGCTTGTAAAAGCCCATGCAAGCGCAGGTTTTTATCCACCCAAAGTGTATTGAGGGTAGTGGCGTCAAAGCCGGTGAGGAACATGTTGACTACGATCAAAAGGTCCAGCTCCCGGTCTTTCACTCTCTGAGACAGATCTTTATAGTAGTTCTGAAACTTGTCGCTTGATGTATCAAAGTTCGTCTTGAACAGCTTGTTATAATCCCCTATGGCATTATCCAGAAAGTCCCGTGAGCTTTGATCCAGCCTGCTGGTATCCTCAAGGTTTTCGTCATCCAGGATGCCGTCCGGCTCCGGATCATCTTCGTTTACCGTAAAGCTGTAGATCAGCCCTACCTTCAGCCTTTTATCGCTTGGCAAAGCAGCCATCTGCTTTTGAAACTCCGCGTAATACCTTTTTGCCATATCGATCGAAGCCACCGCAAAGATAGAATTGAAGCCTGCCAATCTTCTATCTTTCAATTGATAATGGCTGTTGCGCTTGGTCTTTTGATCAAAGTGCTCCAGGATGTAGCCCACGATGTTGGCAATCCGCTCAGGAGCTGCCAAAGCTTTCTCTCTGTCTATATCCCACACTTTTTGATCGGGGATGTCCTCCTGCTCTCTGAAGGTGCTGATATAGTCTATCCTAAAGGGCAATACATTGCGATCCGTGATCGCGTCCACGATGGTGTAAGTGTGCAGCTTATCGCCAAAAGCCTGCTCTGTGGTGCGCAGGATGTTTGTCCCGCTGCTGTTGGCATTTGCGGCAAAGATCGGGGTTCCGGTGAAGCCAAAGAGATGATAACGCTTGAAGCTCTTGGTGATGGCTGTGTGCATATCCCCAAATTGTGAGCGGTGACATTCATCAAAGATGATCACTACACGCTGATGATACACCGGGTGCTGCTTATACTTCTTGATCAGGATCGCCAGCTTTTGGATCGTGGTGATGATGATGCGTGCTTGGGGGTCTTCCAATTGCTGCTTCAGCTTTGCCGTGCTGGTGTTGCTGTTTGCAGCGCCTTTCTCGAACTTATCGTATTCCCTCATGGTCTGATAGTCCAGGTCTTTACGATCCACCACAAAGAGCACTTTGTCGATATAGGGCAGCTTGCTGGCAATCTGCGCGGTCTTGAATGAGGTCAGCGTCTTCCCGCTTCCGGTGGTGTGCCACACATAGCCCCCGCCCTGGATCTTGCCATAGTTTTTGTAGTTGTTGGCTTGCTCCAGCCTTTGCAGGATGCTTTCTGTGGCTGCTATCTGATAAGGACGCATGGCAAGCAGTTGCTTATCCGAAGTAAAGACGCAGTATTTGGTGATCAGGTTCAAAAGCGTATGCTTGGCAAAGAAGGTCTTGCCAAAATCCATCAAATCCGGAATCGGGCGGTTCCGGGCATCTGCCCACCAGGAAGTAAACTCAAAGCTGTTGCTGCTGCGCTTGCCCTTTTTGTGCGAACTCTTACTTTGCTCTTTGATATGACAAAATCTGGTAGTATTGCTGTAATACTTGCTATGAGTGCCATTGGAGATCACAAAGATCTGGATGTATTCAAAGAGACCGCTACCCGCCCAAAATGATTCACGATTGTAGCGATTGATCTGGTTGAAGGCTTCTTTGAGCTCCACGCCCCGGCGCTTGAGCTCGATGTGCACCATGGGAAGGCCGTTTACAAGGATGGTGAGGTCATAGCGATTGCTGCGCAAGCCCGCATCCGTGCTGTATTGATTGAGCACCTGCAAGCGGTTGTTGTGAATATTATCCTTATCGATCAAGCGGATGTTTTTCGTGGTCCCATCATCGCGGGTGAGCAGCTGAACATGATCTTCCTGAAGGATTGCTGTCTTTTCCTCGATGCCATTATTGGGATTTGCCAGCTTGGAGGCAAAAAAGCTCTGCCATTCTTCATCGGAAAAACGGTAGCTATTCAAAGCCTCCAGTTGCGCGCGCAGATTGGCTATCAGCTCTTCTTCGCTGCCAATCTTCAGATGTTCATAAGCCTGAGCTTGCAGCAGCTTGATCAGCTCCCGCTCCAGCTCACTCTCGGATTGATACCCCGCTCTCTGCTGCTTTGGGGGATTGTATTCCGCCACTACCGTGCTTTCAGAGCTTTGAACTACAAGGTCGTATTGCATCTATGCCTCCTGCTTATCCGCTATGTTCTTGAAGCTTAAAAGCTTCCCGCGATAGTATTCATATTGCTTGCGCCGGGCTTCAATCTCAGCAGGCAGACCGATGGAGATGTCATTGACCAAGGCATCAAAGCGGTCGAGGATGGAGACGATGCGCTCTTGCTCTGAGAGAGGTGGGATGGGGATTTGTATTCTATCAACATCAGATTTATTGATTGCGGGGATACTACCTCGTGAAACCAAAACATCCATGATGGATTGCTCATTGTTCTTAAGATAGTAGTAAATGAACTTAGTTTGTATTACATCATCTTTAATTGATCTGTAGGGGTAACACAAACCACCAGCCCAGAATTTTGTGGAGATGTAGCTAACGAAACCTGCGTATTCGCCTCTTGCAGCGATAATAAGCGCATCAGCCTCATTGTTATAGGACTCATAGAAGCCATACCACTCTCTTCCTGAGTTAATGACCGGGTAAGCCCCGTCTTCAACAAGCTGCCCCCGCTTAAGTGTTCCCTTCCTAAGCGAAACACAAACTTCCCCAAGCGTCTTCCACCCCACTTCATTCCCACTCATATACCATTTGCCGTCTTTTTCGATGGTTGTAAGCAGTTGATTACGATAGTATTCATACTGCTTTTTACGCGCCTCCAGCTCCGCCTCCAGCTCCGCCTCCAGCGCGGTGAACTTGTCCAATATCCTTACAATCTCTTGTTGAATGGGTAGGGGAGGGATAGGGATTAGATAGTTTGTAAGCTCTTTTCTGTTTAACCCGGGTATTCCTGCACCAAGTTTTGCATTCATAAACTTGTCTTGATCATTTTTCAATATGTAGTAGAGGTATTTATTTTCAATGCAATCTGTTATCGGCTTTATCACGAAACAATGAGCTCCTGCCCAAAACTTTGTGTGCATGAAATTAACATAACCTGCTGATGCACCACCTTGGCTAATAGCAATAGTGTCTTCCTCTGTATTACTGAGGTGGTAATATCCTGATGGACTTATCCCCCCATTCAATACAGGATATTCACCAGCTTTACTCAAAGTAGTCTTATTCAATTGTGATCCAGTGTTAACAGACGCAAGACTGCCTAAGTTTTTATACTCCACTCCATCCGGACACAGCTCTTGTATCAATTCATCAATCTTAGACATTCAGCCCCCACTTCACTCAATGCCTTCCAGATCAGCAACGATCTCATCGATAGCAGTCCGCAGGTGGTTTTGCTTGATCACGATCTCGGCAATGTGGGCATTAAGCTGTTCAATATCTATTTCCTCACTGGTGTCTTCCCTTATCACATAAGAGCTTACAGCTATGTTATAGTCATTCTCGGCGATCTCGCAATTGGGAACCAAGCGGGCAAAATAGTCTTCGTCTGAGCGGCCTGTGAAGGCACTCAGGATGCGCTTACGATTAGCCTCGGAGAGCTTGTTTTTATTCCCCTCGCGCACGAACTCTGCAGAGGCATCGATGAAGAGGGTGGAGTTATCCTTTTTACTCTTTTTGATCACGATGATGCAGGTAGCGATGGTGGTGCCAAAAAAGAGATCGGGCGGGAGCTGGATCACGGTATCGATGTAGTTGTTGTCGATCAGGTATTTGCGGATCTTCTGCTCTGCCCCTCCGCGATAGAGTACTCCGGGGAATTCAACTATACAGGCAGTTCCGGAAGTGGATAGCCAGGAGAGCATGTGCATGGTAAAAGCCAGGTCTGCCTTGCTCTTGGGTGCCAGCACTCCGGCGGGAGAAAAGCGGGGATCATTGATCAAGAGGGGGTTGGCATCGCCTTCCCACTTGGTGGAATAGGGAGGATTGGAGACGATGGCATCAAAGGGTTCATCATCCCAATGCTTGGGATCAATGAGGGTGTCACCGTGGGCGATGTCGAACTTCTCGTAGTTGATATCATGCAGGAACATATTGATGCGGCAGAGGTTGTAAGTAGTGATGTTGATTTCCTGGCCAAAGAAGCCTTGTCTCACATTTTCCTTGCCCAGCACTTTGGCAAACTTCAGCAGTAGCGAGCCGGAGCCGCAGGCGGGGTCATAGACCTTGTTAACCTCTTTTTTGCCATAAACTGCCATTTCCGCCAGCAATTGCGAGACTTCCTGGGGGGTAAAGAATTCCCCTCCGGATTTGCCTGCGCTGCTGGCATACATGGTCATGAGGAATTCATAGGCATCACCAAAGGCATCGATGGTATTGTCCTGATAGTTTCCCAGGCTCAGTTTATTGATCGCTTCCAGTATCTTTACCAGCTTTTCATTGCGTTTGGCCACCGTGGGGCCCAGCTTGTTGCTGTTTACATCCACATCGTCAAAAAGCCCTTTGAGATCGTTTTCGCTGTCAAAACCCTTGGCGGAGCTTTCGATATTTACAAACACCCGGCTGAGGGTTTCATTTAGATCGGCATCACTTCGGGCTTTATTGCAGACATTGGCAAAGAGCTCCGAGGGCAGGATGTAAAATCCCTTTTCTTTCACGGTGTCTGCTCTGCCATATTCCGCATCCGCGTCGGAAAGCTGGGCATAGTCAAAGCTGGTGTTTCCGGTGCGGCGCTCTTCATTATTGATGTATGAGGTCAGGTTTTCGGAGATGAATCTGTAAAATAGGATTCCCAACACGTAGGACTTAAAATCCCAGCCGTCCACGCTGCCCCGCAGGTCATTGGCAATCTGCCAAATAGTTCTGTGCAGCTCGTCTCTTTCTTGTTCTTTGCTCACTATGCCTTCCTTTTATCTGTATATTCAAATGCAACTACCAAATCCTTCTCAGGATTATAGCCTGCAGCTTGCATTGCTTTTCTTGCGTGTCTTATCATATCGGAGCTACCCAAATTACTTTCGGTAAAGTAGCCATCATCAAGAGTTAATGGAGTTCTAAACTCTGTTTTGTCTTTGGAATATCTGAATGATCCGGAGATTTGGAAACCGGGCTTGTGTTTGAGGATGAAGTTATAGACCGCTCGTTTTACTTCATGCCAATGGTGAGTTTCAATCCTCAGGTTTCCACATAAGACAATGTGATGTACTTTAGTGAAGCGGTAGTCTTTGAGTGGCTCAGTACGAATCGCAGGATCATCGTCTTCAGTACCATTGCCCAGATTATAGTGTTTTATGCCGGACTGTTTTTTGTCCCATAGACGTTCTATGTCAGCTATATCAATATCCAATCTATGGTTCTTCTTTATAAGCTGCTGTGCAAATAGATACGGGGAAAGGTCTGTCTTCTCGTGCATATTGATCGCTTCAGCTTTCACACTGCCGATAAGCTTTATACGAACCAGTTCATTGCGCATATCTTCTGCAGTATTGAGTGCTTTTATCCGGTAGTTTTCCTTCTTCAGGATCATCTCAAAGGTTTGCGCTACATCATCTGGGTCATCATCCAAAATGTTAAGCTCGTTGAAGAGTTTGTCTTCAAATTCGCCTCCGGCAGAGGGCAGATAGAATCTCCACTTGATACCATCGGTAAGGATGCTGATAGCGGATTTGTGGTAGGCATTGTAGAGGTGAAGTTGAGTCTCTCCGGCTATGAGGTCAGAATCGAGCTTGCCTGGGGTTTTTACCTCGATGAAGACTTCCGCTCCCTCTGATGTCTTCTCCGGAATGAACAGCGCTACATCCACCCGACCTGTTATATCCTTTGTGATGTTTTGTTGGGGCAAGCGTTTGACCCTATACTCCGTGTAGAACTCTTCAGGATTCCAGATGTTCCATCCAAGGGCTTGGCATAGCCTGCCTACCAGAGAAAAGCGAACATGCTGTTCGTCCTTAAATGTTCCGTCTTTCAGTAAAATACGAATATCTTCAACAATCTGTTTCATTGATGCCTCACAGCCAGATTTGTGTTTTCCACAAGGAATTGTAAAGATGTATTCTGTCAACCCTAAAATCTGTCGCATCCTTATGCATCCTTATTTGTGAGAATACAGGGGACTGCTTTCATTGCTCCGGATCGATGATCCAGTTAGATCAAGGAGCATAAATGGAAGCAAAACTGATGGATAGAATCAAAGAGCAGCTTGTCAGACATGAAGGTCTGCGGCTGAAACCATACCGTTGTACTGCGGGTAAGCTTACAATCGGCATTGGCCGCAATCTCGATGATTGCGGGATATCCCAATCCGAAGCCTACGTCATGCTGATCAATGACATCATGAACTGCGAAAAGCAGCTTCAGTCGAAGATTCCCGATATCTACAATGGTCTTGATGAAGTGCGTAAGTCTGTGCTGCTCAATATGTGCTTCAATCTCGGTATTTCTGGTTTGCTTGGCTTCAAGAACACTCTGGAGTTTACCAAAGCCGGAGACTGGGAACGGGCTGCCAATAACATGCTTGTGTCCCGTTGGGCAAAGCAGGTCGGTCGCAGAGCGATTGAGCTATCAGAACTGATGAGGAAGGGTAAGTGATCCCTATCCCGGTCGAGACTATTGACCTGCTGGCAGTGCTCAATCTGCCCAAAGAGATGGCGGATAACGTTATCTTCAAAGAGCATAGAGGGCTGGTCATGGAGACCATCAGAAGTCTTGTTTTGGATAATTTTTACCAGGACGCTACTCGTGTCGACTACCCCGAAGACGATCCCTTTTTGACCTCTTTTCGTTTTGGGTACTGTTTCCTGATGCTACAGAGCACCTGCGAGTTTCTCAATTTGAAGACCCTGGGCGAAGGAATAGTCAAGACAGTGGGATTAGACCAGTCTGCTACCGAACTGCTCACAGGGAGCGAAATAGACGCATTCAAAGCCAATCTTGAGCTGAGGGCACTCACTCTGCTGCGGAACTATCTCAATCAAAGTGGCATGGAACGACTGACAGAGTTGAAACCCAGACTCCCTAAAGTGCTGAGAGCCGGGGTGATCTGATGCCGCAGAGTGACTTCATGAGTCCGGAAGAGTTGATGGTCGAGATCTACAGAGCGATCTATGCGGCTCTTGAGAGTAGACTGCATTTGATCGGGAGTGTAATCGATGCCGATTCCCGCAAGGAGATTCTCACTCAGCAGATCTACGACAAAGGCGATTTCTATGGGAACACAGGATATGTAGTGGAAACCAATGACTCCGGTATGACACTGAGAGTGGGTTCGAACGTGAAACATGAGCCTTTTGTTTTGGGTGGTAAAGTGCCTTCTTGGACTCCCATCGCCCCATTAAAGTCATGGGTGGAGCGGAAGGGGCTCTCGTGGACTGATAAGAAAAGTGGAAAGCTGCTCACTGTGGATCAGATAGCTCACATGATCCAAGCCAAGATCAAGCGGGAAGGCATAGCTGCAAGGAACGTATTCGCTCAGGTAATCGCTAACCGGGAGCAGTGGATATATCAACAACTCAACTCCATCGAGGTAAGTCTATGAGCGCTTTTGAGAAGTTTATCGCAGATCGGAACCGGATAGTGGATGCCCTGAAGTCTTCCGATATCCCCACCATCCAGTTCAACAAGGATGCCATACCCAAGCAGTTACCCTGCGCTATCGTAATATTGGATTCCGAGACAGGCAAGAACGGTACTTCAAGACAGTTTGTAAGTACTGACATAGCTTGGACAGTCTTCCTGATCGTCAATGCCCATAACGTGGATGATCCTGATTCTGACTTGTATCAACTCAAAGAGAAGTTCCGGACTTTCTATCTCAAGCTGATGAACCGGGACCTGCCCAGTGTGGAGTATTACACTTCCAGGGTGGATGGCTCTCGCCTGGTTCGGATTGCCAAGATCGACCTGCTGAAGGTCGGCAACGGAGCCTCTTCGTGAGAGTAATGCGTCTGAGTGGCAATAACCTGGCTATCAGCTCTGTGTCTGATCTGATCGAGAACAAGTACAAGCCGGAAGCTATCGACTTATCCAAGTGCCAGAGACTGGGCAAACAGCTTATCTCCAAGGCAGCCGAGAGCAAGAAGACAGTGATGGCACCCTACTCCATGAGCAAGCTGCTCAATCTCCTCGATATGGATGAGTACCACTCCGGCTGTATCGATGCGCTCTCTATGGCCACCGTCATGCAGTTTGAATGCAAGAACAAGCAGGTTGCAGCCTGGATGGAAGCTGCCGAGTTTCCCGCCTGTGAAGACCAGACTACTATCCTGGCTGAGATGATCAAGTTCTATCTCGCCTGCGGGAACGGCTTTCTGATCAAGATGCGTAACCCTCAAGGTGATTGGATGGGACTGGAACGGATGCTTCCATCTGAAGTGCAGATCGTGGAGAACTATGACAAGTTCGGCTTCTTCAGACCCGACTATATCCAAGTGAAGAACAACCAGAAGAAGGACTTCGCTTATGCGGATATAGTGCACATCAAGAAGTCCACGCACAGATCAAACGCCTGGGGCCTTGCCTGTCTGCCCATAGCCATCAACATCGAGATCTTGGGCGAGATCAAGACCTTTGACTACAACAACTTCAAGAACGGGCTCATGATCGACTACTTCGTAATCGTGGAAGGCGGCACTCTCAGAGACGGAACCGTCACTGACGAGCAAGGTAATGAAGTGCTGACCGATGCCTATACCGAGATCGAAAAGGCACTCACCGAAGTGAAAGGAAACGCCAAAAGCCACTCGACAGTGCTGATCGAGAGTGAAAGCCGGGATGTGAAGATACGCCTCGAACCACTGCGACAGCAAGACAGAGAGGGTGGCTTCCTCAGCCTCAAGAAAGACCTCAGGGAAGGTATCCTCGCTTATCACCGAGTCCCGGCAAGGATCGTGTCACAGCTTATTCCAGGACAGCTTGGTGGCGATAACCGCAGTGATATGGCTATGTTCTACCACTTCGTGATCAAGCCGCTACAGGAGCGACTTGCTCTCACCTTGGCGATAGAATTCAACTACGAGTTCGACTGGAAGGTCAAACCGGAAGACTTCAACTTCGGTAACCTGACCGAGATTCTGCAATCCGATGATGAACGTCTGTTCATGCAGAATCGGAACTTTGGAAGTAAGTAATCAATGAAACACAAGCACATAGATAACAATAAAATACATACCCAAGGAGGTATCGTGTATCCATTCAAGAAACGCATCATTCAAAAGGGAGAGCTGCGCAATGTGGAAGTCGAGCTTGTCTCGCTTCTCTTTGACGAGATGAACCCTGCCAATCAGAAAGGCTTTGTGGTCAAGAATGCCTCTGGCAGAAGCTTTGAACACAAGATCAACTCCACCAAGTTCAAGAGTGAAACAATGGGCACTCAGGGGAGGCTTTACGTCACTCTGATGGAGCCCAACTTCCCCGACTCTCAGGGTGACTATTACACTCGGGAAGAGATTCAGAAAGCCTGTGACCACTTTGCCAAGCACGGCTTAGTCGGCAAGTGCGATGTCAACCACAACATGCAGCCGGTGCCTGAGTTTACCGTGGTCGAGAACTACATCCTCAAGACCAGCGACAGAGAGCATTTTCCCGATGCTAAAGTTGGCT